TGCACACGTAATGGTGCATCATACTTACCTAGCCCACGTTCTTTTCTATTAAGTTTATTTGGCATAGTAATTCTCCTTATGCTACGTTAATTAATTCCGCTTCTGTGTATGGGATGTGATAGAACTTCTCACCCTTTAAGATGTTACGACCACGTGCCTCACGTAATCTTTCTTTAGTCAGGCTAGTATCTTTGATACGCCATACTTGCTTTAAGTCTTTACGGAATACATAGAAGTTAAGCACCCCATTCTCACCCTCATACTTTTCAAGTAGCCGCCCCTTACGTTCTGGTATGCGTATGTCTTCCCAATGAGTAGGCCAATCACCAGACCATGCAACCTTTACTTCTGCTTCATTAAAGTATGTATAGTCTTTCTTAGTTGATACTACATCTACAAAGTAGTTTTCTTCTGTGTTTGTAATCTCGTGACCTACACTTTGCAGATATTGTACGAGGGTTGTTTTTGCTGGTGCATCATATGCATCGTACAATGCTCGACTAAACTGTTTACGAGTTCCCATCTGTAGTCTCCTTTGTGTCTAGTGTTTCTCTTAGTTTAGTTAAGACTACATCGTGCGTAGCTTTTAAACTAGCTACCTGATAGTTTAACTGTACCATTAAACTGTCACAGTAGGCAGCTTCGTTGACCCAACGCATCTGTTCTTCTGTTAAGTCTTCTGGTTTGTATTCTACTTCATCTATTGTTATAGTCTGCATCGTTTTTCTCCTTATCTATTAACTGTTTTAGTTCTACGTAACCGCCTATGTGATTGCCTTCAATGTCCCATATCTGAGGGACAGTGTTTAGTTTTGATCTTTTGAATAAATCAAGTATCCATTTAGAGTCATCAAGAGAGTAATAAGTAGCTGACCCATTACCCTCTCGTATTAACCCCATAGCCTTAGAGCAGTGTGTGCAGCCTGCCCGTCCAACCAGTATGTATTGCCTTCTCATGTCAAGTCTACTATTTCACACACGTCACCAGAGCAAGCCATCGTTTGCATTGCAACAGTGTTATCGTCTTTCTCGTACTCAGACAGCCCAGCCCAATCAATTGTCTTGGGCATAAGAGATAGTAACATACTATAGTCACTCTTGCCAACCTCTTGATAGGGTGCTTGTTGATATGTATGCTCATTGTATGGCAAAAACGACACACCTGACATCTCATCGAAATGTTTGTACACAAATGCACCCACCTCAAACCATTCATCCTTACGTACATTGCAGGTAATGCTTGGTTTATGTTCGCACCAATGACGTTGATACATAAGCCATGTCTCTAGCTGACTGATTGCTGACAGGTCAGATGTTACGATAGCCTTACGAGGTGACTTGACGGGGAAGCTAAACACTGTGGTAGCATCTGGCTTCATAACGTCAGGCTCACTAGGTATACCTTGATCTTTCATAAACTGTGTCAAAGGGTCTTTGTTATCACCACGTACAGTACGGATATAGTAGGGGCTATGGCGAGGGTGTATCCCACTTGAACTGTCAACAAGTTGTGAAACCGTACCACTTGGCTTAACGCAGCTAATAGCTGTAGCAACTGGTATACCAAGACGTTCTGCCCACTCAGCATTTGTTTCTACAGCAATGTTACGTAGATGTTCAAGTGTTTTATCCAAGCCTTTATTGGCTATAGTCATTAACGGGTTGTCCATTATCCCTGTGAGAGACACACCGAGCAGTCGTTCTTCTTCTGTATTTCGCTTCCACATCTTTCGCAGATATGGGAACTTTGTGTATGTACTTTGGATCGTCCCAAGTATTGTGGCGAGTCGTACTTTTCTAGCCAGTTCTTCCAACGTGTCTGTGGCTCGTACCACAACTTCCGTAAGATTACAGAACTGATTTGGCCTAAGTATGATCTCACTGCATGGGTTAGTGCCAAAGTCCCATTCAGGATCACGCCTACCATACTTTGCAGCTTGCTTCTTACTTGCCTCACGATTGAATATACCACGTTCACCACTCCCACTTTCTACTAATGACATCCATTCACGCATGAAGGATACTGCATCTGGTTTCTCTGTATAACTAACACTGTTGTTAGCTAATGCTCGTTGTGGTTCATTCTCCCACCACTGACCTGACTTAGCATGACGCATACGGTCATCACTCAGGTTACTCAATGAGATCATAGCTGACCTACGTACACCACCTACTACAACTACCTCACCAATCTTGCACATGATATCATGGCACTCAATACTTGATAGCTTACGTCCCTGTGCCTCTTTAAATACTCTGACAACAAAGTTGAATAGGTCAATAAGAGGTGCAGGTCCACTTGCCCTACCACCAAATGTTTTTAGTCTAGCCCCTGCAGGACGTACACGTGAAACATCCCACTGTGGTATCTCACCTGCCCAAAGAAGAGCCATCACTTGTCTGAGAGATTTAGCCCAACCTTCTTTGCTATCCTTCACAACGACTGTGGTATCACTGTCGAACAACTCAGGGACTTCGGGAAGTTTACTGATGAACTGCCTCTCAACACTGAAGCCAACACCAGTACCACACAAGAGGATGAACATAGCCTCATCGAAGGACTTAGGGTCATCTATGGGTAGGTAGCTGCAGTTGTACATGCAGGTGTTGTCCCTGTCTGCTGCTGGACCTGCTGTCATCATGGACCGCATACTTGGCATAACTTGCAGACTAAGAATGCTTTCTTCAACATCCTTAGTTGTGAACTCATCTATGTTAGGTCTAACTATATTACTTATATAACGTGATACAGTCTCAGCCCAACTTTCTCTACGTCCTTCTTCATCAAGCCATCGTGCATATCGTGACTTGTGTATAAAGGATTGATAATCAGTAGATAGGTAGTTTTGTGTCATACTTATTCTCCTAATACTTTAATTGTTTTTATACTCATTCCATCTACATCGTAGATATATTCCTGTAGTGCTTCCTTGATTTCTTCATCAACAAAACCATCTACAGGAATAGGGTATTCGTCTTCGTCTAGTTCCAATGTAAGATATATCTTAACCACCATCACCAGACTCTTCCACAATCAACTGGTTTAGATACCACTGTGCTTTCTGCAAGTCCTCTATACCATTCTTATATCTGTATCGCCACAGGTACTTCATAATGTTACCCTGTAGATAGTACTGATAACCTTCCTCACCTGTTGCTGCACGAATAGCATCAATGCATTCTATACCTGCATAGTTATAATGTTCAGGTGAGTTTACCATATCTGTGTCTTGCATACGTGTCTCCTTATTTAAAGCTAAGTTCTATTACATTACTATTTTCATTACGCCTTACCTTTGGTACGTTCTCATTACTTTCTTTTAGCACATCTTCTGCATACTTGTAAAGTGTTTCTCGTACATTCTCATCACTTTCCATCGCAGGTACGGATGCACACACCATCTGTATTAGGCGCATCAAGTTTAGGTAGTCATCTTCGTCAAGATAGTTTTCATCGGTAGTTGTGCTACCAACCATCAACTCTCCTGTCCACTTACCTTGCTCGTCTAGGAATGGACTAATGCGTATAATGAAATCATTAGGATCAAAGTCAAGTAGTATTTTCTCATCTGCCACATTTAATTCCTCTTCACTTTTTTGTATGGGAAATGTATCAGGTCAGGATGCATATCCTTGCCGTTCTCATTAAGCCATTCTTCTGGGATGATCCTGTCATAAAACGGAATCTTGTTTCTCTCACACCACTGACCATAGGTAGTCTTAGCACCCTTACTCAGCTTACGTCTACTACTCTCAAACACAAACCTAATGTCTAGCTTTGGATGCTGTTTCTTAATAGCCACATGTTTACGTCTGTCATCTGATGTAAACCTGCCTTTAGTTTCTATTATGATCCCATTAGGTAATACAAAGTCGGGTGTATAGGTGCGGTACATGAGGTCTTCCCACTCGATCTTGATGGCTTCATACTTAACTTTTACGCCATGCTCTACCAAATAGTCTTTGACTTTTATCTCAAGCCCACTCCTATACCCATACTTTAAAGCAGCAGCAAATTGCTTGCCGTTCATTAGAACCTGAACCAATCAAGTGTAGGAAAACTGGTTGCAGACGGATACCCAAGAGACCTTAGTTCCTCTCTGATAGCTGCGTCTGCATCCTTACGTGTCTGCATTGCGTCTCGTAGTCCTGCATACTTAGCTTCGTGTAATGCTTTCTTACGTACACGTACTTCCTTTTCCATAGCTTCGATCTGCTCCTGCATTTCTTTTATTTCATCATCCCCTAGCATTGTTACTCCTTTCAATCTACGTAACCCACGATGGGTTTGTTCTTAGCTTGTGATACCCTAGAAGGTAACTCTTTAAGTGTTGGGTAGCATTCAAATCTGTAGTCACAGAACTTGCAGTTACTATTCAACACTCTGTTGCCAGTTACCCTACCCCTAAACGTTTCGGGTACGGGGTCAAAGCACCTTTCAAACTCGTTACTCTCTACGGTAGCCACCGTATCATTTAATTTAGTAAGTTCTTCGTCCATGTCAAGACCATCAGCAGAAATATATTTTATATTACCATTGGCCTTGTTCACTACCCACCAACCACCTGCTTTCTTACCAGATGCTTTAGCATATCCAGCCAGTTGTCCCACATAACCAAATGGGTCACTGGCTTTTAACGTTTGGTAGGACTCAAACTTGTTTCGGTATGACCAATCACTAGCAGACTTAACATCATCAACAGCACCGTCAATCACAAGATCGTATGATCCTTTTACTTTGGCGTTGTCTAGCTCTAGCTCTACGTAATTGTCTTCATCCTCATATTGTACTCCTGCTTCTGTAATGATACCCTTGAACGCAGCTTCTACGATGTCACCTAGCAGCATGTTCATAACGAATGTTGTTGGTTTGGGCAACGCCTTCTCTGGTTTATTTTTCTCAAACCAAAGCTGACAAGTTGGCCTACCTATGTTTGACATACGTAGACGAAACTTATCACGCTTATTGCCCCCACCAAACTGGCGTCTTACAGCATCCATTACATCTTTACCAATCTGTTGTACTGTCTCTTCGGACATTGTTGATTTACCAGATGTAGCATCCTCAAGATACTGATTGATCACCAGTTCAGCAGGGTGGTTCATTATACGAAGTCCTCTTCGTTAATGTCCACAAAGGCTTCTACTGTATCCGTATCCACCTCTTCGTTCTTGTGCATGTTCTCGTTCCACGAGTTGAGAATGTACGTATTGTAGTTCTCAATCCATGCAACGAAGTTACCAAACACTTCCTGTGCATCGTTGTCCATGTCTAGTGTAGTGTTCAAGTCCAATTCTGTAACAGGAATATAGAAGCTGTTACCATTAGGTAGTGGTACTTCACTAGATGTTAGTGTGACACTGTGCTGTGGTGGTAGTCTACGCATCTTATTAAGATCAGCAAACACCTTACCCACAATCTTGAAAGCATCACGGTTGTCAATCTCCCACACGAATGCTGTAGGTTCTACATCAACAGAGTTACCCTCTGCATCTTTGGCATTGACAAGCTCCACCGTACCAAACAATGCACGAACACGTTTGATAGAACGGATCAAGTCCTTCATGCTGTCAGGCAATGCTGCCCAATCTTTAATGAACCCTGCAGGTTTACCGCAGTTGAACCCACCGTCATTATCCTTCATGTCACCGTTGAGGTCATTGACCATAACAGTTTTGATGTAACGATTAGGGGAGTGGTCTGTACCCTTAACGAACTTCTTGTGCATGAACCGTTGCAAGAATGGACGGATACGTACACTCTCTGCATAGTATGTGTCACCGTCAGGTACTTCTAGTTTGTATGTGCCACCTGACACAACCTCTAGCTTTACCTTCTTGCCACCCATATCCTGTTCACCCATGATAGGTGAGTGGTTGATACGCAAACGTGCAAGTGTACTTGACTTGCTACCTTGTGATGACGAATCAGCACCCATGCCCATTGCTTGAGCCATTGCGTTGTAGTTACTAGTGTCTATTGTTGTTACTTGAGTCATGTGTAAGTCTCCTTTTGTTTTCACGAATCGTAGTTATATCATGCCACATCTTTTGTGTCAAGCCAATTTGGACCAATCTTTGCCTCTAATAATAGAGGTATATTAAAGTCTATGTCCCACTTGCGATTGACTATGGCGATCAGCTTATCATTAGCTGCTCGTATTACTTTTAGTACTGTCTCCTTTTCTCTTGGATGTACATCAATTACTATTGAATCATGTACTGTGTTTACTACACAACTGTGTAGCCTGTTTGCTGTTAGTAACCTATCTATGTATATCAGAGATATAGGTACTATGTCAGCCGTTGCGAACGATTGCACAGGATAATTTTTTATCTGTGTGAAATATGTCACACCACCATAACGTCTACGTTGTACGTCAGGGAATGCGAACTCACGTCCAGAGGGTGTAGTTATCTTACCTGTGTTTAATACTTCCGTAGCTAACCGTTTGTGCCAAGCGGCTATACCAGAATACTTTGTCGTAAACTGTTGGTAATATGCCGCTTCTGCCTGTGATCTACCAAAACCACTAGCACCATACAGAGGTGCAAAGGTATGTGCCTTGGCTTCTTGACGTGACATGGGTTGACCTGCATCACTGATAACCTGTGCGGTGTAACTGTGTACATCAAAGCCAGTAGTAACCTCGTCAATGGCAGTCATGTCCTGTGACAAGAATGCAGCCACACGAAACTCAAGTTGAGCAAAGTCAGCTTCCATAATCTCACCGCCATGCCATCGTGATATGAATACTTTTTTGACAGGGAATGTACCACCACGTGGCATGTTCTGCATGTTGGGGTCTGCACCAGACAAACGACCTGTGCCAGTACGATGCTGCAACAAACGTACATGCAACTTACCGTCACTCTTTACGTGTGTTGCAATGCCCTCTACGAAGCTGCTAAGATATGTATCAACGGCAGACAGTCTACGTACATTACGTAGGAACAACTCTGCTTCCTTCATGTTCTTGGAACGTGCAATGCCCTCAAGAAACATAAGGTTTTCTTTGCCTGTGCCAAAGCCATTAGCACTTACCCACTTAGATGTAGGTGCAATAAACTTTAGACCTGCAATGGTAGTAGAGTCACGATACATGTAGCCAGAGGCATCACATGTGTTACACTTGTTTGTTCTGGCAAAGGGTGAGCCATCTTTCTTGGTCTTTCTAATCTGTCCTGTGCCATAGCAGTCAGGACACTGGTATGCCTTTTGCTTGTACAGACGTTGGCTATGTGCATTGACTGTGCCACGGTAGTCAGAGTCAGACATACGTTCATCGAATAGGTCTGCCCACACCTTCTTGTCATGGGGTTTACGGCTGTAGATAACCCAAGACAATTGCTCTGGACTGTTGAGGTTGATAGGTCTGTCACCCATGATGTCGGCAACCTGTTCCTCAAGTGCAATGAGAAGCATGTTACGTTCTTGCTCAAACTCATCACGTACTTCCATCAGTGCATCCATATCTACCTGAAACCCACGTTGGTATATACGTGCAAGGTGTAATGCAAGTTGATTAGTCAGATTGATAGTTGGGACAATTGTAGGGCAAGCAGCATACTGACCGCCCAGATTATGGTACAACTGTTGCGTTGCGTGTAGGTCAGCAGACAGGTACTCTGACAACTCCGCATGATCCATGTCACGTACAGATTTGCCATCCTTAAGCCATGCCTTGAGAGTGTCCTGCTTCTTTGTGTCAAGGTCATACCGTTCAGCACAAGCCTCAAGGGATAGTGGTTCTTTCTGCCCACGTTGCAGTATATACTCACCAAGCATGGTGTCAAAGATTTCACCGTCATAGGTAAAGCCTGACTCCCATAGCCACAGTAAGTCATGCGGTGCATTGTGTGCTATAAGCAGATGGGCAGCATCTAGTTTATCTTGTACTATACGCCGCCCATCTTTGGTGGGTTGTTGCTCTGCGTGATCGAATGTTACAATAGTTTCGTTACCGTGATCATCCAGCATACCCACCATAACTAATGTGTTGGTTGGTTCAAACGGATCAAGGTGTAGCTTGCCGTTACGTTTTGTTACTGTGTTTTCTACGTCAAGGGTCAGTATCATGTTGTCTCCTAGTCTAGTTCGTCTAGTATTTCTACCTCTTTTCCATAAACGTTGTCAAGAGAATTGTGAAAGTCTCTGTCTTCTGCGAAGTTTTGTATCGCATTTACAACATCATCAACAGATAGTTTGTGTTTCTTTATAGCATTAGTTATACGAGTAACATCAATTGCACTTGGCAATTCAAACTCTTCAAGCTCTTCTGTTATGTAGCTTTTAACTTCTAGTACTTTATCTTTCCATTCTTTAATTGACATTAGCTTTTCTCCTTTGCTCGTTGTCTTTCACTCTTAGACATTGGCCTGATGTAAGGCACAACCCTTCCTGTACCCCACTTCTTAGCTTCTTCTTCTGCTTCATGTAGGTTGTTGAACACCCATACCTTATGGTCTTCTGTCCAAGGGTTCTCCTTACGGACAAAGGTGTACTCACCTAGTTCAATCTCAATCTCTACT